TTCATCTGAACAGAATCACGTTGTACTAGAAGGTTCGCTGATCTGGCATCAAGCTGGTACTCAGCTTTGCGGCGACTAATTGCTGTCGTCGGCTTCTGGACTGGCGGCGGCGTTCGCGGCTTTCGTGCTGCACGAACGGGCCGTGGCTTTCGGCCGTTACGTCCCTTGAGATCTTTCTCGCCGTTGCGGACTGCATCAGATGCATCCGCTGCTCTACGTTGGTCTATGGTGCTTGACGGGTCGTAGAAGCCGGTGTCGACGAACGGGATAAGGCCCGACTCGGTTCGCGGACTGAGAGCGCGGCGACAGTTCGGGTGACTCAGCGGGTATCTACGAGCGGTCTCAGCGGACACAAGAAGCCCGGCAGCTTTCTGCGGATCGTCATGAGTTGTTAGCCCGCAATCGCTGCCATCATGGATCTCGTAGAACACTGGGAACGGTGCAGCTTCCCCAGCGTCGATGACTCCCCGGTTGTACGTCAGCGCTGTCTCAGTTCGGAGCAGCATCGCAGCATATGTGTCCATCGTTCTCGTCGAGCCGTCCGCATAGATGATGGCTGTGATCGGCTGCGGCAATCCAGCGTCAGAGAGAGCTTTGGGACTCATCTCAGCGAACCGCTTTGCCATCTGCGCTGACGACAGTCCTTCCAGCCTGCCAGCGAGCGAAACTTCTCGCACGGCTTCACGCGCCCAGCGCTTGGAGTCTCCGAGCATGTGGCTGGTCGCTTTGAGGACTTGATCGTAAGTGCTCTCAGCAATCTCTTTGATCTGGCTTCGCTGGTACGACGACATCTCCACTTGAACGCCGACTGTTTCGGCTCCAGCGGCGTACACCTCAGCCATCTCCTCGACAAGCCAATCGCCTGTCTGATCTAGGAGCTGCTCAACTTCGACGCGCAGAGTTGAAAGCAGCGCTTGAATGTTGCGGCGGCGATGCTTAGCTAGCGGGTTAGTAGCGATCTCTGCGTACTCCGCTTCCAGCCTGCGCTGAGACAGCGTGAACTTGGCAATCAAGTCATCCGGTGCAGTCATCGCTTCAGCGTGCGAGGCGAAAGCCATCAGCCAAACAGTCGGTCCCGGTCAGACCGCCCGATATTCACCGGTTGGATGATCGGCGCTCCAGGGTTCGCTTGGTCTGCGGCGTTGTCTTCCAAGTAGACAGCTGCACCGACTTCGTTCAAGATCTTCTCGATCCCGTCGAGCGTGGCGCTCCAAGCTTCGTTGTAGTCAGGGCCTGACCAGGAGAGAGGGTCCTGGAGCAAGTTTCCTCGTCGCCGTTTCAGGATCGACTGAGCAGTCTTCGCAGCAGTGAGCTGAACAACGTAAACGGCTTCGACTTCAATGTCAGTCGGAACGGTGTCTCCAACCCAGTCACGTATCTGTGCCAACTCGTCACTAGTCATCAGTCCCTCGATCTATAGCAGCGATTGCTGCTGCTTTCTTTCCTGCGATGGTCGCTGCTTTCTGAGCGGCTAGTGAGCGAGCTTCAGCGTTCTTGCGGCGCTTGACAGAAGCTTCTTTCTTCTTCCGAGCCAGAGTCGCTTTCCGCTCGACAGCTTTAGCTGATTCCGGCTGTGCTTCTTCCTCTGCTGGAGGCTGCCCGAACACGGAAGGGTTCTCGATCAAAGCAGCGATCTCGGCGTCGATGAAGCAGTCAGGACCGAGGTAGAAACCCTCGATGTCTCCTGGCTTTCGGATGAGAACTCTCTTAATCAACCAGCGCTGTTCAGTCACGTACACTCCACCAGCGTTTCAAAGATGAGTACCGAGCGGCACGCGGGAACCGCTCGGTACTTATCCGAGGCTACTTCTAGGCGAGGACCTCGAAGCGGTAAGTGGCGTCAGGCGTACCCAGGACAGGCACAGACCAGGTAGTTGCCATCGTGGCGACTGACACTGGGTTGCGAGTAGTCCAAGAGTCAGCGACGATGCCAGGAGCTTCTGATGGCGAAAGGCCTAGGGCCTGAGCTTCAGCAGAAACGCCATGAACAGTGTTGCCGATAAGAACGCCGGGAGGCGGCAGCAGCACACAAACGTTGGCGCTGATCACTCGACGATCGCCCGCTTGAGTGACGTACTTCTCGTCGTTAATCATGAACGGCGGAAGGTCTTCATTCTCCAAGAGAATGTCGACTGCTTCACGTGAAGCACGAGCTGCGACTGAGCCAGTAGCGGTGAGCACTTCAGTACATTGACGGAATGCGTTGAGTACTGCTCGTGAGCAGACGATCGCACCGGGCATGTAGCCGTTAGTGTCGTTGTACGTGTCAACGATGTCGTACAGATCCGACAGAGCGTTCGCTGTGACAGTCGACCATAGAGTCGCTGCGGTTGTCGAGTGAGTGCCTGACCGGCCCCAAGAGATAGTCGTGTCGATGCCGCCCTCAGCAAGAACGACGGAACCTTTTTCAAGAGTTTCGCCTCGTGCCAAGTTGATTCGGCGCGAGCAGGCTCGCACGCGATCGCCTACGTCCAAAGTCGCTTGAGCGACCAAGGCTTCGCCGGGATTGGCGCGAGTTCGGATGACATCGAATTCCTTCATGATGCCGACTTCGGTCATCGGAGGGATCTGGCCGGTGAGGACAGTTTCACCAAAGCTGCCATCAGCGATGACGCCTTCAGTATTCGGTGCTCGGTACTCAGCGACAGTTACAGTCGCAGCTGTCACCTGATTGACAGCGAACGTGATGTCAGGAACCTGCTTGTCTGGCAGCCAAGCGCGTAGCGCTTGAGTTCCCTGATCTGCTTCGAGTGCAGCACGAGCGTAACCCGTCAGAGTCTGGGGATCGATGGCTTTGTATAGGTCTTGCAGCATGGCCGTGGCCTTTCATATTGACCGGCCAAAGCCGGGAGAAATGTTGGGATTAGATGAACACGATCGTCGGCATGTCAGCCTTGCCTGCGGCGTCGATGACGACAGGAAGGTTGGCTTCGATGAGCGTTGGACGAGTGAGTAGCGAGCCGTGGACAATTGAAGTCGCTGAGGTGACTAGAACGTCCTCGCCGAGCACCCCGCGCATGACGCCAGTACCGGCGATGACATCGCCGTCGTCATACTCTGCATAAGAGCCGTCAGCTGTGACCTTGCCCAGCGGGAAGCCAACTGGCAGATAGCCAGGGAATGCTCCGCCAACGTTTGCAGCCGTGAGGTTACTCGCGTCGATAGTGATGGGGTGAGACGGCTTGACCATGCCAACTTCGGAACCGAAGATATTGACAATAGTGCCGGTGACGGTAGTAGACGTGATTACGAGATCCATGATGGCTCCCTTTCAGGTTTGGTTTGTTACTTGGAGTTGACTAGATGAGGGTTTGTGGAAGCGAAGAGAGCCGCTCCCTGAGACAGTTTGGTTTCGCCAGCTGGAGGCTTCGGAGCCGGTGGATGAGAGTCAACTGGACGAGGTTGCTGGAGGGCTGCATCGACGTCCAGTGCCGACTCCGAAGCGAACAGTGCTGGGACTGCGGCTTTGAGAACTTCGACGGCAGCAGCAACGACTGCTTCGTCAGCGCCGTCAGGAACGATTACAGATGGCCCCATCGCTTTGGCTGCTTTCGGATCTATGCCAGCTGCGATGAGAGCGTCAGTCACCAGAGCTTGACGAAGCAGCCCAGCCGAAGCAGTCTCAGCAGCAGTGGCTCGAAGTTCAGAAGCAGCGAGAGCAGCAGTAGCTTTCTGGATTTCTGTCTGTGCTTCAGCTTCAGCTTTCTGAGCAGCTTTGAGCGCTGCGGCAGCAGCCTTAGGGTCTCCACCGATTTCGGCGAGCATCGCTGCCCGAGTCCGGTCCTCAGCTTCCTTGGCAGCTTTGACTGTGGCAGCGGCTTCAGCGGACGCGACAGCGGCAGCTGTTCTCTTCTCGATGTCAGCTGTCTGTTCGTCGGTGTAATCCATGATCGCATTTCGTTTCTGTCGGGAACACAACCAGACTCCCTCATCATTCGATAGCTACCGGAACGCGACCTGCTTACGAAGCTGGATTTACGTTCGGAATAGCGGGCGCTACTGGGGCAGTGATGCCGAGGTAAGCGGCAGCTGATTCGCCTGATCCTGTCGCTTCTCCGATCTCGTTTGCGCCTGTGAAGTCCTCAGCGATGATGCGTGCCAATTCCTCTTCTACGTCACCGACCGGAATGCCTGCTTGCTCCAGCATCTTGATCGCTGTCACTCTCGAAATGGATCCAGCCTTGAGCAGCGCATTCACGTTCTCGATTGCTGTGTCCACGTCGGCAGGGACAGCCAAACCGAAATGAATTGTCGCTGGGATTGTCGGCGCTGCTGGAAGCACTCCGCCGATCTGCGAGATTCGCTGAGCCATCTTGAGGAGCAACGCATACTTCTCTCTGCGAACAAGGCGCATGACTGCGATCATCTTCGTGAACCCAGACATCTCCAGTTTGACGCGGTAGCCCGACGCTTGCGCTGATGTCTTGCTGTTGTTGGCGTTGCCGATGCGCGTGTTCTTCATCAAACGATCGTCCAACGACTCGCCGTATTCCAGCAGTCCAGGGATGTTTGCTGACACATCGATCTTGTGCGGCTTAGCTCCGGGCGGAAGCGGCCAGATAGCTCCAGCTTTCACCTCGTAGCCTTGAGGCAAGTTTCCTCCCTCGATGGCGAACATTGGAGTGGCAGCGAGTGCAGCAGCGCCAGCGAGATCTTTATCAAAC